GAGGTTCAAGTCACTGTCCATTGAGGGCCTGACCACCGTTGCTACCTCTGAGTCTGCCACCGTCGGCGCATACGATGACTACAAAGTCTCAGCCGTCCAGTTCCGCGAGATGATGCAGCCAATCAACGCATTAACAGAAGTCGGCATATTCGTTATCTATGGTCAGTTACTCTGTCTAAACCCAAACAGGAACGAGCTTATAACCGGCATCACAACGAGCTAAGGAGATATTATGTTAACCGCACGACAACAGATTTTTGAAGCTGATGCTCGCCAAACCGTTAACCCGGTTAGTGCTCTGACTTCTGGTACAGCAAACCCGAGCACCCCTATTGGTACGATTGCTGAAACTCCGGACCTTCGTACATGGGAATGGTCACTGGCCGGTGCAACCAGTTTGCTCGCCGGTAAACTTACCACTGGACCAGCCACAACCGCGAACCACGTTAACCAAACCGGTACAGCAAACGCTGTTGGCGCGACTACCCTGACGTACACCGTCGGGGCTACAGCTGCTACCCAAGACCAATATAAGCATGGTTATTTCGCTATAAACGTCGGCCCAGGCCAGAACCTCTACAAGATTCGCGGCAACACCGTCGTTGCATCTGGTGGCGGTTCCATCTCGGTTTCTATCGGTGACGATGGCATTGACGTCGCAACCACTACCTCAAGCAAATTCAGTCTCTATCCGCACTTGTTTTACCAGACGGTTATTACGACCGCTGCGGCTACTCAGCCTTGCTCTGGCGTACCAAACGTGCCGGTCACAAATGGTTATTATTACTGGTCACAAGTCGGCGGTATGGCATCGGTACTGTCTGACGGCGTGATTGGTAAGAACTCTGGTGCAATCGTCTCGGCTTCGGTAAATGGCGCTGCTACCGTCGAAGGTTCCAGTGCTGTCACTCAGCGCATTGGTTATGCCCCTGAAGCTACCGTCGACACCACCTATCTGCCGATTGTACTAACGCTCCGAGGTTAACTCTTATGGCTGATGCGAATATCCTGGTCGAAAATGCCGATCTTCCTGGTGTAAGGCAAGCAGGTCAGTTCAATACCAAGCTGCCGATGAACCTGATTGGTGCGGCTGCAACGCTGACCGTAGCCGGTAACGTTACGATTGGTGGTACTCTCTCTGCTGGTGCCGAATCAGTCACCGCGCAGACCATTACGTCGGCTAGTGCCAACGCCTTTGCGGTAGGTGCGAACGGCACGACTAATCCGGTATTGAATGTTGATGCGAGTACGAGTTCTGTAGCCACGGGGTTGAATATCAAGGGGGCGGCGTCCGGGTCAGGTTTAGCTCTATCCGTTATCACCCCTGGTACGAATGAGAATCTCACGCTCGACGCGGCCGGTGGGGGCACAATCACCATCGCCGGCGTGAGCACGGGTAACGTCAACATCAACCAGGCCCTCACGGTCAACAAGGCCAGCGCTTTCGCCTTCGATGTTAAGGCCAACTCTCATGACATATTTGTAGTCAACACTAATACCACTTCCATAGCGACTGGCTTGACCGTTATCGGAGCGGCTGCCGCTGGTGGTGTACAACTTAATGTTCTCTCTTCAGGTTCTAATGAGAACATGCTTCTGAACGGTAAAGGTACGGGAACGATCAATGTACAGGCCGCAACAGCTACGCCTGCCGCTGGGTCTGCTCAGGCTGCCCTGTTGCTTGGCTCAACTGCCGCCTTTGGAATCTACTTTGGTTCAGGTGCGCCAACCGTATCGGCTGCTCAGGGCTCTATTTATCTACGTTCCGACGGTTCATCTAGCTCAACTCGCGTTTACGTTAACAGTACAGGTAGCACGACCTGGGTGGCTATAACCACAGCGTCGTAGGAGGTCACTCCCATGTCCTCCCCTTTCTTGCTCGAAGGTCTCGGCGGCATACCGGGTATAAAAATGCAACGTGGGTCGCAGACAGAGTATCCTTTCACCGCTCCTGTTATAGATAGTGGGGGCCAAGTCTATAACGTCAAGGCTCTCGGCGCCAAGGGCGACGGAACAACCGACGATACGACAGCCATTCTTAGCGCTATGGCTGAAGTTGGACCAACGGGTGGCGCGCTAGTCTTTCCGCCGGGCTCATACCTCATATCCTTACCACTTAAGTATTACCAGACGTCAGCTACAACGGGCCAATTAGCGCCGTCACTGCTGGGGGGCTGGGGTAAAGGCGGTTCCAGTACCGATATAGGCCAAGTGGGGCCAGTGAAGTTTGTAGCCTCCAGTTCCTTTCCTACTGGTGAGTTCCTGATCGATTATATTGGCAGCCAAACCACGGTTGACTCTCCGCTCACTGGTTTCGGTATTCAGGGTTTTGCCCTGGAGTGCAATTCAAGAGCGGCCGGTATCCGACTTTGCAACGAGGAGAGCGCGTATCTCGGCAAGTGTGTGATTAACGGTGCAGTCGCGCCAAACCCAGCTAATACCGCCGGGTCCCCGACAGGGGCCGTCAGCCTCGTGGCCGGTAGTAACAACTCGGCCTACAACAACGTAGTCGAGGACGTTTACGTTTACCACGCCGGAAACGCCGGATTCTGTATGACCGAGGGTGGCGGCAGTTCAGTCACGGCTAGAAACTGTAGTTCTATCGGTAACAGCAACTATGGGTTTATTACTACTCCGGCTACCACACTCATTACCTGCGACTCGCAGTCCAATGGCATTGCAGGGTATTACGTCAACGGCGGCAAACTCATTGGCTGCACGACCCTGTTCGCCAACAATGGCAACGCGGTGCTGCTCGACCATGCCTACGACTTCAGTACCATGCGGAACGAGTTTCTGGCATGTTCTTTCTTTGGGACGAATAGTGACCAGGGAACGGAGGCCAAAAATGCGCTTATACGCATCAAGTGGCAGGAAAATCGCACCCAGTTTACGAACTGCAAGTTTATCGCAGAGGGTGCAACGAGCGACTGGGTTTACATTGATTCCGGAGCGGTCAGCAGTAGTATCATTGCCTTTAACGGTTGCGACTTCGACCCGACCAATGGGGCAGTTACCAACGTGCCGTTTAACTTCAACGGCAATACATCGGTGATCGTAAATAACTCTCCAGGCATTAATCCCCAGATTAGTTACGCTCTTGGTAACGTTACGGGTGCCACCACATTCAACCGGATTAACGGATGGGAGCAATCGGGTACGCTAACGGGTAACATTACTGTTACGCTTACGAGTGGTTTGGTGGTTGGCGATACCATGAAACTCGTGCTTACTCAAGATGGCACTGGCTCTCGAACGGCTACATGGCCCTCAAACTTCAAAAAGGCCGGGGGATCGCTCGTCTTGTCCACTGGCGCGGGTGCTGTTGACGCCGTAAGCATGGTATGGGACGGAACAAACTGGCGGGAAACCGCTAGAGCCTTAAACCAGAGTTAGTGCGTTATAATACCAACCAGTAACACCGGAGTTCTCATGCCCCTCGTACGCAAAACAGCCGAAGAATTTAAAGCCGACATTGACGCGGATATTGCCGAAATCGACGGCCAGTCCAAACCCAAAACCAAGCAGGGCGACCCAACCATGGTCTGTGACTGCACCGGCGGCCCCAACAAGGAGGGCAAGCAGGGTACGGGCTTGCTCGACTACGACACGCTTTGTCCGAAGTGTAACGGTAATGGTTGGGTTCCGGCCGCTCAGGGCTAGGGTGCTATAATAGCCGCAACTACTAAGAGGATTCCTCATGATAAACGAAGCAGGGCTAGACGCTTTGATGGCCCAATCGACCCAGCAATTTAACACCTTGAAGGTCGAGGAAGGCACCGTTCGTGCTAGGCTTGACCAAATAGATACTGGCCTTAAGCAGCTCCAGGGCGAGTACGAAGCCTACAACACATTGAAAAAGACCCTGCAAGAATACGCGCAGGCCGACCTACCCGTAGAGGGTGAAGTTGTAGCCGGAGATCCCGCCGCGCTAGCTCCCGACCCGTTCCGCTCCAAAGACGCGGCCAAGAAAGAACACGCTCATGCCTCCAAGTAACGGACCCCAAGTTACCGCGCCGCCCCCCGAAGAGATCGTTACCGCCGTTGGCCCTGGTGCGTTACCCAGGGAACACGAACAACAGCCGTCGCTACTTGACGGCGTTTCCGAATACGAGTGGGTGGACCTGCTTAATCCGCTGTCGGTAACGTTCGTTGCTCAGGTGGCCAGCTCACGCCCTGTTAATGTGCCGATTAAGATCGTTCAAACCCCCGGCCTGCAGTCTGGAGTCCGTACTGAAAATGACCTAGCTAACCAATACGGCATCACCGGATTCAAGAACCCGGATCACCCGTCGAACGTCCATATCCCCCATACGATTGAGATTGGCCCTGGTGCGACTCGTCGCTTTCCCGGTAATGAAGCTCAGGTGGTTTTGCGGCAGCTCGTTGGTTACGTCCTGCAAACTGAAGGTAAAGGCTTGAAACTGGCTGACCCGTTCGAGCGCAACAAGATGGAGCAACGCCTGATCCGTGGCAAAGGTAATATCCAAGACCTGATGAACGCGGCCCCTGTGTCCGTCCATGATCAGCTAAACAAAGCCGTAGACCGTAGCAACAATCTTAACCAGGAGCCAGCGTATGCCGCGCCCAACACCCCCGAACCAGAGTTCCCCGATGCAAGGCCAGCTAACCCTGTTGGAGCAGTTGCAGGCCCAGGTTCAGGAACAGCAGACACTCCTGGCACATCTTCAGTCGGAGACCCAAACCGCCCAAAAGTATAACGCCAGAACCCGCGAAGAAGCGGCGGCGGCGAGTGAACGGCAGATTGAGGACCGTAAAAAAGTCCTAGCGGCCAACCAGCGCGATGCTGAAAATCGGCTGAAAGAGGCCACTACGGTGCTTTATGCGGTTAAGCAGACTGCCGCGGAGCTCGAACAGCGCAAGATTATACTTGAAGCCAACATTGCGGGCCTGGACAAAACGATTGTTGACAAAACTAGTGTCATAGACGAGACGGCAACGGCCCTGGAGCTGGCAAACGAAACCCTGGAAACGGTAGAACAGGACAAACGGGATGTTCAAGCCGAAATCACGGCGCTGAAAGAGCAAGCAGCCCGATATAGTGGCGAAAAAACAGCCTTCCAAGCCGAGATTGAACGATTATCCGTTAAACGTGACGCTATAAAGGCCCAAATCGACGACTTTACGACCAATTGGGACATTACTTTGGCAACCAGGCGGCGCGAAGTGGGTGCGTTAGAGTCGAAACGTGATCTGTTGGCATCTGAAGCCCAGCAACTTGCCTACGACATGACATCGCAGCGCGAGGACCTGGCTCGGCGCATCATGGCCGCAGATGAACGGGACGTTGTGTTGAGGCGGCGCGAGATAATCGTATCCCGTACCGAGGCCGAAAACGCCCGTAACGAGCAGCTCATGCAGTTATAGTTTAGAATAAGCGTAATGCCTTCACCTCTTTCCATTCAGCGTGGGCCGAACAATGAGCCGCTTCTTGGTGGCCTATCCACTGTCACCAAGGCGTTTGAGTACCTTAGTTCCACCAACGGCTATCTAAACGTCAATGCTACCGCTTCGATCTCGGGCCAGACCATCCCGATTGCCTCAGCCACCACTGCTATTGCAGTCGGTATCGTTGACGCTTCCGGTAATCAGATAACGTCATTTGGTGGCGGAACCCAGTACACTGATGGTGGTACGCCACCAGCTCACCCCATTGGCAATGCCCTAATCTTTGATAGCTCCGGCACTTGGGCGCACGTTTCAGCCGCCAATCCCCTCCCAGTCACAGGCGGTTCGGGTGGAACCCAATACCAAGAACTAGCTACCACCTCACCCGCAACTGGTACTTTGATGCTGGGACGCTATACCAGTTCGCTGCCTACGCTCACTAACGGCCAGATGAGCGAGCCGCAACTCGATAGCTCTGGGCGTATGCTCGTGACCACCACAGGTACCGTCGAACTATCCACTAGCAGCGCCGTCATCGGCACCGTTCTGATAACCGATGGCAATGAGCAAGCCAACGCCAACATACTTCAGGGAGACGCCAGTAATAGCGGCATCATGACGGCTGGTGCCACCAAGACGTACCCGTTCAGCACGTCGAGCTCTGGTGCCCAGAACCTGCTGTCTGCTACCTCAACCGCAGGGTGGACTTGGCTCGAGATCATCTACAACAGCATAGGCACGGGACTGGCCGCGGCACTTCAGTACGGCATTGGAGGTGGTTACGCAACGTTCAACTCGTTCTACCCAGCTGGTGGCGGTGCCATGGGGCCATCTGGCATCGTGCTCAACCAACCTTACTATTCGGCTATCCACAGCAGCCTGTTCCAGCTACACATTAGCGCTCTGACTTCCGGCACCGTATCCGGCAGTGTCACGCTGCACACTGGCCCACCGCCGTTTGAGTCCATCACTGGCAACATCACGCAGGTTGGTGGGTCTGCTCTGGCGCTTGGCACCCAAACCGCAGCCAACTCCATACCCGTTGCATTACCTACGGCTACGATCGCGACGCTTACGCCACCCACGACTATAGGGACTACCTCGGCCCCCGTTAACGTTGGCCAGCAAACAGTCAGCACCACAGCGGTACAGGTGAGCGCCAGTTCGACGGTTCCGACGAACGGTATCCTAATCGGGGCGCTATCGACCAACTCGGCCAGTATATTCGTCGGCGGTTCAGGAGTGACAACTTCCAATGGGGTCGAATTACAGAAGGGCGCTGCCCTACCATTTACCTGTAACCTCAATACGCTCTATATAATCTCTGCTGCTTCGACTACGGATAAAATCTGGTTCAATGTGACGTAATGCCACTATTACCTTTCAGCAATCCTCCAGGCTCAAACAGCGGAGCCGTATCGTCCGTCTCTAACTCCGACGGTACACTTACCATATCCCCGACTACGGGTTCCGTGGTGGCCTCTATCGCCACCAGCGCCGCACTTCCTGGTAGTCCAACCACTACCACTCAAAGCGCGGGTGATAACACGACCAAGATCGCTACTGATGCGTTCGTTACTACAGCCGTGGCCAACGCTATTGCTGGTGTCAACCAAGCCGTCGCGGTCCAGGCTGCAACGACTTCATCCGCTGATACCAGTGGCCTGACCTATAACAACGGTGCGTCTGGTATCGGCGCTACCTTTACGGGCACCACGAACACCGCTATCGTCATCGACGGGTATACGTTCACGGCAGTGGGGCAACGATTGCTCGTCAAAAACGACACCCAGAGCCCATCGGGTGCGTTTAACGGGGTTTACTACGTCACGCAGGTTCAGACGTCGCTCTTGCCCCCGATACTGACCCGCGCTCTGGACTACGACCAACCGAGCGACATCAACAACACTGGCGCGATCCCCGTCATAAATGGTACGGTCAATGCTCTTAGTTCGTGGATTGAGACGGCTATCATCGTGACGGTCGGAACTACGCCGCTAACCTTCACGCATTTTTCGTATAGCCCGACCTCGGTAGTGCCCCCTAGTCTTGGGGGTACGGGCGTCGCTAACAGCAAAAACTTGACCGTGCGCAACGCCCTGACTCTGGCAGGCACCGACTCCACCACCATGACGTTCCCATCTACCTCGGCCAGTATCGCTCGCACGGACTCGGCTCAAACCTTCACGGGTACGCAGACGTTCGGACAAGTAACTGCCAATCTCGTCCTAAACGCCAACAACGCTGTCAGCGTGTCGTCAAATGCAGGCACTTGTTCGGTCAGCTACCGCCTCAATACCTTCACCAACTCCAGCGCTGCAACAATGGCGATTACTATAGCGACGGCGGGCGCCACAGACGGGCAGCTTATGATCGTACGGGTTTATGATTTCTCAGGGGTGGCTGAAACAATTGGCTGGACGAATACTGAGAACTCGACAGTATCTGCACCAACCACTAGCAACGGCTCAACCACGCTCCCGTTGACCGTAGGTTTCCAATATAACGGCAGTACGTCAAAGTGGCGCTGTATAGCGAGCGCATAATATGCCGATATTTGGCAACAGTGCGGCTGAGACCGTCTTATCCTCTTCGGGCACTAATACCGTATTTTACGGGGGTTATTACGCTGGCGGCCCGACCTCCGGCACTCTCTCGTCAATCTCGACGTACCTAAAGTATGGCTCCGGCTCACACAATGTGGAGATGGCGGTGTACGGTGCCACGAGCGGCAACCTGATTGGCTCTACCGCTGCGTTTGCAGTTAGCACGACGGCTGGGTGGTTTACGGAATCGGCGAGCGGTACATTGAATGACCCCAACGGGAACTACTACATTTTCGTCTGTGCGTCTACCAGCACGACTCTGGACCGATATAACAGCAGCACGACTGGGGGAGGTGGCGAGTATGAAGTGACGGGGATGACGTATGGAACGTGGCCATCGACTATATCGGCGACTCTGCTCGGCTCCGGCTATAATCCCTGCGCCTATTTCACCTACTCTGTCGCAGCAGCGCCTAACTCTAACTTCCTCGCGTTCATGTAGCGCGTGGCGACTAACCCGGTTGTGGTAAACTAAGGCAAAGGAGCGCTCTTTATGGCCCAGCATTTGACCTCTACTACTCCCGCTACTCTGGTTGCCGATGGTGTCCGCGTAACTAACAACCTTGCGCTCACCGGAACCATAACAGTTTCAGTAGCTGGATCTACTCAATACGGCACTCCCGCAGCCACCATAGCGGTAATCACTAATCCCGTAGTGGGCGAAGTACATGCATACCATGGCCTCAGAACGCAAGGAACAATCTCAGTTACCCCAAGCACTACTTGCGATATTTCAGTTGACGCCATCGGCCCAGGACAGTCCTAATGGCAGTCGAAACGGGTACTCCAGCCACCGTATGGAGCGGTAAGGGGGGCGAGTTCGCCACATCTGGCCCGTTTCTGTTGGTTGATGCGAGCGGGCTACTGTTGGCGGATGCTTCAGGCGACGAACTGACGGATAGTGGGATTGTGTTTGTGCCTACGCCGGCAACGGTTTGGACGAGGAACGACGCACTGTGACAGTCGCCACCCAAACCATACATGGTTATACTGCTGCCGCCACGATTGATCCGGCCGCCGATTACCTCTTAATTGACCCAGCCTCCAGCGGTAACTACCTAAAAATCAACCGCAATACCCTCATGGGGGTGTCCGGTACTCCTGCCGATATCTCGACAGCCCAGAACTTCACCAACAAATCGCTCAATAATACCAACTCCATCACGGTCAAAGATGGCTCGTTTACGCTCGAGAATAGCACCGACACCACCAAAATAGCCGTATTCTCACTCGCTGATATAACTGCCGGCACGACTCGTATTTATACGCTACCAAATGCTACTGACACCCTAGCTGGCATTGCCGCAACTCAAACATTTACGAACAAGACGCTTACGGCTCCAACGATCTCTGGCGGCACGATAGACAACGCAGCCATTACCGTGGACTCCATATCTGGGCATACCACGAGTACCATTGTGACAGTTGGTGGTGTCCAGATGAATAATGGCACCATTGGCACCTCTGGTGCGGTCGTAGCGGCTAGTATCGCCGCTGGTGCCGTCCAACCTAACGGCTTGCAGTCTGGCGCTGGCACCGGTTGGGGCTGGCAAGCCTATACGCCTACTTGGACGGCATCCGGCTCTAACCCTAGTATCGGCAACGGCACACTCAACGGCTGGTACATCCAGACAGGCAAGCGCGTTGATTTCTACGTAAAAGTGGTCGGAGGGTCCTCTACCAACTTTGGTTCGGGTAGCTATAACTTCGCGTTACCAGTCCAGAGCGTATCTTCGTACTCATTTGGCCCAATCGGGAACATGATGATTAACCACACTTCGACCTCAACCGCCTATATGGGGTTTGTCTTTATTGGATCCAGCGCCACCGTTTTTAACGCGCGTGATTCTAACGGTTCCAATCTGCTCACCAACGCTGCTCCTGCTACGTGGGCTCAAGGCGACACGCTTAGCTTCTCTGGTTCATATTGGGTGCCATAGGCCATGGCTAATTCTTGGACAATGATCAAACAAAAGCTCGGCCGCCAAATGCGGACGGCTAATGCTGATGCGCTCTTGCAGGCGTATGAGGACTGGAATACTGGCTATCACCTGTTTAACGACGATCTGGCGCGGTATTACACGCAGGAGCAGCAGTTCTGCAATCTGGTAGATGGCCAATTCATTTACCAGACACCCATAGATTGTGTCCGGGTGTTGTCGATTACAGCTCAAGTCACCCCGTCGTATGAGCCGCCATTGACCGAGGTTAAATCTGAAGCAGCTTGGCGACGACTCGTGAGCATAAAGACGATCAATGGTAGTTATCTAACCGATTACCGCGTAATGGGCAGTGACAAAGTCGCTGTATACCCGACGCCGAGTCAGTCGTTACAAACCGGCTTTCGATTCATTTACCAGCCTCAAGACCACGACCTAGCATTTGACGATGTCTCCACTAATGGCTATGGCCCGATTGCCGGTATCAACCAGACGGTCACCGTTACCAACGGCTCGCCTACCGTTACAGCTACTGGCTCACCGTTCACGGCGGATATGGCCGGTTGGTGGTTCCAACTGACTAACGTAACAGACAATACCTGGTACCAAATTGCGAGTGCGACCACATCCGTTTTGACCCTTAAAAGCACCTTTGCCGGTACTAGTGGTAGTACTCTGGCTTTTCGGGTCGGGCAGTTATCCATTATCCCGCAGTCATACGGCGACGCTCCGATGCACTACGCGTTGGGTATGTATTTTGCAGCTGAAGGTAACGACCAACGCGCCGCAGTACACCTTGGCGACCCCGAAACCTCACCCGGATTGTTCTACCAGATGCTTGAACGGTGTCGGGCCGCATACTCCAGTGCCAACGAGTCAAGTATTATTACGGACGACTCAGACCGCACGATTAACGCGTGGTTTATACCCTATATACAAAGTTAGAGATTTATGTTATGGCTAAGAAAGTAATTGTATTTAACCAGTTCACCGGCGGCCTGTCTGACGGCCCCAAAACGGGCATAAAATACAGCTCGGCCTATCTACAAGCCCTGGACGTTCGTACTGATCCTGGTCAAATGAGTGTGCTTCCCGGTATGGTCCGTGAGGACAACGGTATCATAAAGGACCTGATCTTAAATGAAGTCATGGCGGCAGATGGTACAATCTATGCCTTTGGCAATGCTGGCTTCATCTATCGTCGCACTACCGCTGGTGTCTGGAGCGAATTGGGTAACGTTTCTACGGGCTGCGCCGGTCTAGATTATCGTTTTGATACTGATATGCTCTATCTTGCCTCTCAGAAGACCGTAAGTGCCTACGGCCCTGTCACGGGATTATCCGGCATGACAGGTACACCGCAACTTATACCGGACAAATATGCCAGTAGCTTCTCTACCTACGACAATTCAGCCAATACCGCCCCTTTATATGTGGCGGCTAATCAGACCGGCAATACTAAGGCGGTTGTACCCCAGACCACCATAGCTGAAGTGCAAGCCCAATTGCGCTACTTCCAGACTGACATCGAACCACTAAACAAGATTAGCGTGTTCGTTATTGCAAAAGGCACCGGCGACTGGACGCTAACACTACACGACGGTCTCAATAATGTGTTGGGATCGGCCACAATACCGAATGCTAACTTGAATAATAACGCCTTTAACGATTTTATTTTTTCCAGTGCCCCTAACGGTCAGGTGCGAGTCTACCCAGCTCCGAACGCGAGGACGTATCATATCCATGTAACTTCCACTGTTGCCGATGGCGTCATGTCAGCCTCTACTGCTTTTGATATGTCCACCTGTGACCTGGAAGTATGGGCTGACCGGCTCGTTAATACTCGTTCTGGTTTTCACCCGATAGACCGATTCTTGCAGTATGAGATTATTGGTAACGGTAATTACATTTCTGCCTGGGAACCAATCAGCGACCCACCGACTAACGATGAATGGCAGCGACTACGTTTGACCGTTCCCATGGAATACGACTGCGTGGGCGTTACACATACCAACGAGTACTCTATTGCTGCCTGGGGCCAATATACGAGCACCGGTACAAGTACTCAGCAAGCAGGACTTCTAACCTTCTGGAGTGGCACCAGCGACACCTACGACTACGATGTGCCAATCAAGGAAGGTACGCCGCAGGCCCTGCATGTTTATATGAACGTGGCCTATTACTACGCAGCCGGTACTTGGTGGGCCATTACCTCGCCGACTACACAGCCAGTCAAACAAAAGCAACTGCCTAAAGGCAACCCGCGCTTCACGCCGTCCAGCACCCCTATTACCATGAACCCCTACGCCGCTACGGTAGATACGAACGGTTACCAGTTGCTAGGCTATCCTGGTGCCACCACCAACCCTAATATCAACGTGGGGGTGTACTCCTGGGGCGCTCTCAACAAGAACTATCCGGCAGTTTTGACCTATGATTATTTGCCGTCTACTGGCAGTCAAAACTATTCTACGAGTAACAATTTACAAATCGGCATGGTCAAATCCTTTGGCGACTTGGTTCACCTCTCATGGCGCGACGACCAGGGTAGCGGTACTCCGAAATACGGTATAGATGTGCTCAACAACACAAGCCCTCCTGCTCCATATGCCAAATATCAACCGCTGATTATAGATAACGCTTATGCTGCTAAGAAAAAGACTGGAGCGTATATCGAGGCATACTACCCCAATCTACCAGCAGGAGCCACAATAAGACTCGGTTATTCAATAGACCGAGGAGCATTTGTAGTGGATAAAAACATCTATTCAACCACTAATCTGTGGCAGGGTGAAAACGGTTATTGCCGCTTCGATATAACCCAAACTTCAGCTGGGCTTCCTGGTGGCAACTGGCGCGAAATCCAGGCTCAGGTTGAGATTTGGTGTGCATCTGGAACAACGACGCCACCGGCTATACCAACCGTAGCGCTCGTCTTGGATGATAACCGCGAGCGAGTACTCAAATAATGACCGTTGTTGACGCCACCGACTCGGCTGTTAGTTTGCCAACTTCAGTCCCAAGTACGGAGCCTGTTACGACGCTAGATGGTACTGTTACGAACGTCGATCCCATAGCGACGAGTGCGACGAATACCGTCCGAGTGCGACAGCAGCACGTATTACCCGGCGCGATTAAGGGCCGTAGTGTTGCATTACTCCAGCAGTTCTCAACGGTTGACTTTAAGTATGCCCTCGTACCAACTGGTACGTCGGTTATATTCACCACTATAACAACGAACGCGCAAGGTAATCTGCTTGAAAATTTTCCAGCATACCAGATCTATGTCGGGAACGATCCCACGACGTTACTGGGTCTAGCTAACCGTATGCCTGAAGTGATATCGAGTTTAAACTATCCGTTCTATACCAAGGAATCCATTTACGACAGCAATAACATCTCGGCTGCCTTATCGACAAACTATAAGGGTATTCATTTATTACAAGTACGTAATAACTCGGGTAACACTGCTTGGATCGGGACGGAGATTTACACCAAGTTCATCGTCAACAACTCAAACGCTGCTAGTAGCAACTAGGGCGCGATAACAACCGACGTGTCAGGTTGACCTTGCGCGTTATACCCATTGTCGCCTACTTGTGGCTGGGGTGTTGTGGACACTTCGGGGGTGGGCTCAATGGTTTCGGTTGGCGACGGAGTAGGCGTTGGAGTCGAATTTGCGGTTACATCATTGTGCGACGTAGCCGTTTGAGCCTGTTTTCCGGGTGTTACTAGGGGGGTATTTTTGGGTGTCGGGGTCAAAACGGGCTTATTACTGGCAACGGGTGTTGGCATCGGTGTCTCCGTGGTTACTTGGGCGGTTGTTTGGGCATCGCTGGCGGTGGCGTGGTATATCATGCCAGTCGCAAAAGTAGCTATTGCAAAAACTGGAATAAGTAGTTTCTTCATGGCTGCATTATACACCTCCGCCAATATGGTAGAATTAGCGTAACTAATTAGGCCATCTCGTGCCACCAACAGCCGCTCCGACAACTTCCTCCCAGGCAATGCAGAACCTTAATTCGTATACGTCTAACATGGCGACGCCCGAGGCGGATCTCCAGAAAGAGGAGTCAAATCTTGGTGTCCAAGCCGACCAGACCCAAGTAACGGGACTCCAAGGTGCGATCCAGAACACGACTAGTCTGCTAAACCAGGTAGCTCCATCAGTTATGGGCCGAACCGCTAATAGCCTCGTTACGTCAGCTCAGGCCGATAAGCAGATATCGAACGAGCAAGCCCCGATCCAAACTAATCTGACAAATGATAACAACGCTTACACGGCCGCCAATACAAACTATACGAATGCTCTCGGCCAAGCCGAAACGATGGCAACAGCCGATCAAACAGCTCAGACTAACGAACAATCGTATCTGCAAAATATCTATAATAACCTCTATACCAAAGAACAGAACACGGATGCTTCAAATGCCGCAGCCGCCGCAGCAGCCGAGCAAGCGCGTGAGTTCAATGCCTCACTGGCGGCGCAACAGGCTAGTGCTGCAGCCACATTAAAAGCCTCGACCGCTGCAATCTCGCCATCCCTCGCTACTACCTCAGGTAGTCAGTCCACCATGACCGGGCTTACTCAGAAGGCGCCCGGAAGTTTTGAATTTACCTCTAATGGTTCCCCGATCAAGGGTTATGTCTGGGCGCAGCAAAACAACGTCGACCCACTCACCCTACTATCTTATTTGAGTTCAAAAGGTGACTCTGGTGCTAAAAATACGCTAGCTGAGATTCAAAAGGCTGGCGGTATAACCCAGCAAGTTATGGCCGAAAATGGAGGATTCTTTTAATGGACCTCGGTGGAGACTTTCAATCATTCGCTCAGAACTACAACGGGCCGACCATGGCGACGTTGCAACGTAATGCGCCCACGCCCCAAGTCCAAGCCAAGGCTCCAACCAAAAGTGGTAGTGGCGGAATCATGGGATTTTTGTATCACAATCTGGTCCAGCCAACTGTTAAGAGCGCCGAGGCCGTCCCAGGCGACTTAGTCGGTTATACCAAAGCTCTTGGTCAGGTTGGCGGCGGCATATTAGAAGGCAAAACCGGCTCAGCACTTCAAGCCAGTAAGCAAGCGGCACTCAATGACATTCGCGGCACCACGGCCGGCAAGTCATTACCGTCCACCGTTAAAGGCGTACAGCAACAGAGTGCCGGTAAAGCTTTGGAGCAGGCTGCAGGCAATATTGGTAATCAGGCATTGAACCTATCTGCCCCTATTGGTGGTGGCGAAGAAATGGCCGGCAAAGAGGGGCTAAAAGCTCTCGTTGGCGCAGGTATTAAAACGGGTGCGAAGTTCGGTGCAATCGGCGGTGCTACAAACGCCATGGCTGGGGGCGAAAGCGGTAATGACATTCTAGGTGGCGCAGCTAAAGGCGCTTTGGCTGGGGGGGTCGTTGGTGGAGCTGGGGGTATACTCGGTGCGACAGCAAGCAAGTTAGCCGGGGGTAAACTTTCGTCCGCAGCCGATAATAACGCAGGTGGATTGCTCGCTAAAACCGCCGCCAAACGAGGCGCAAACGAAATGACCCAACAGGTCGCCGCTGAACGCGCGCCGTTCTCTATTGTTGATTCCAAGGTTTTGCAGGGTTCGCGCAACGCTCAAGGTCAACAGGTTGGTCTAGCTGCAACGCAATCATTACTGCGAAAGCTTGGTATGGATACCGGACCAGCTGGACTCCATGCGTTTTCAGACCTTACAACTGGCGCACACGGTATGATTTCGGCCGAACACCAGAATATTCTCGACAATGCCGGGAATGTCGATGTAAGCGGTATAAACGCCAAGGTCTCCAAGATACTGGAGAACGAACACGCCGAACTCGGTGGTGTTGGTTCTGGGGGCGCAGCCGATAAAGTGAATAAGTCCATTCAGAATATGCTCAAGGGCAATCTGACCCCCGGCGAATCCGACACCCCTCAGATAGCCTATGACGCAGCCGGCAACCCAACATTAGCCGGTGGTGAATTTCCGGGCAAAGCTGCATCTGCCTCTAACGTCTTTAAGACTGTTCAGGGGCTCAACAAGGCCATGGGCAATGTTAATATGAAAGCCGACTCTGGCCCCGCTACCAGGCGTGTCTATGGTGCTGTACGAGATGCTTTGCAGGATACCCTGAACAGTTCTGGCGTGAATAAGACCGTAGCCGACCACAAACTAGCCCCCCAAGACGAAGCAGCTATCCGTGCTACGGTACAGACCGCCGGACAGCCGGACAGCCTCGGTGACTACATTGTTAATTCGATCAACAATTCTAAATCATCCCCGCAACTCAGTGGAGCGCAACAGCCTGGCGTAGTAGCTGGTCATATTGCAGATGCTTTCGACACCGAATTACAGGGCGTTATACCGCAGCTTAAGGATTCTGCTAACCAAGGCAACTGGACGAATTACTCCAGCGCACTGGAAGCGGCCGGAGTAATGCACAACCCATTCCAGGCTATTCCGCTGGCGTTTAAGGCGGCAAAATCGGGACCCGTCCAGAGACTCGCTGGCGCTCTTAATCCTGGTGCACGAGCCGCCGGAGCAGATGAAGCGGCAACCGCGTTGGGTGCGAATACCGACCCTACGGGACTGCCCGGTATGCAACCCGCCGCCGAATCCACGGCACCAGCGCCAGTTCAGCCGCCACCCGCGCCCCCAGTGCCGACCCAAGTGCCCGTAAATGCCGAGGGAGCAGGGCAAGCGACGCCGATTCCGACCACGACTGCTCCCACTGGTTTCGCTGCCACTCCATTTGCCCAGCAGAATCCCCACGTTGCCGCTGCTGTAGCTCCACTCGTAAACGGTGCATCGGCCGTCGCTAATGGCGTATCCTCGTTGGCGGACGAAGCCCGTAATAGTGACACTGCCGCTCTCATCGGTAAGGCTGTACAAGCACCGGGACAGATAAAGAGTGCCATATCCAGCCCACAGGGTGTACGCGCTCTGACAGGCGCACTTACTGGCAATGCCACCGTACAGGCCGGTAACGGCAATATGACCGCAGCCGGCCCGTCACAAAGCGTACCGGGGAACCTCGATACATCGCAGATAGACCAAGTCGGCCAAGCCGCCGACGCCGAAGCCAACCAAGGCTCCACGAGCACCGAACCATCGCAATATCCGCTGGCTAATATGGAAGCCGATGTAGCAGCCGACCCAACTCATGCGTCAATCTATGAGGATTACTACAAATTCTTACAAACTCAAGATGCCGGACCGAAACTGTCGGCTACCCAGCAAAAGAACGTAACCAACTTGCGCGATGCTACGGTTGCACTGTCTACCTATGTACAAGGCTTGAACTCCCTCAGCTCGAGTACTCGTGGTGTCGGTGTTGGCTCACTGAGCGCGTTACTAGGCAAGTTCGGACTTGGTGGCGCTGATGCGACAACCGCCGCGCGTCTCGAGTCACAAAAGGAGGAACTGGCCGTACAGCTGGCGACGGCCATCAACAACGGCACGAAGCCGCAGGCGGCTGTTATTGCCGGTATCAAAGGGCAGTTACCGAGTGTAGGCGACCCCAAGTCGTTAGCCGACCAAAAGATAGATTCTCTAACCGAGAACCTACAAGGATACCTCGGTATCGGAACGGGCGCACAGGGAACGTATACTGGTACTACTGGCAGTCAATTACAAGCATTACAAGGTCAATAAAAGGAGCTCTATTATGGCAACTATGCCTATCCCTAAACCAAAAGCAGTAAAAGCCACCCCTGGTGCGCCAAAGTTCAAGCTACCAACCCCGAAAATGGCGTCACCAAAAACCCCCAAGATGCCCACAACCGGGATTAAGGGTTATATGGCCTCTAGTGGCTCGAAGCTGTTCAATAGTCCCAAGCCACCCAAAAACGGACTCGCGCAGTTTAATCAATAAAGCTCGCGTATTTCAGCGTCACTTGCCCCTGCTTTTCTAGCGGCGTCGATACCACGGGCTTTGATGTAGTCGCGCTGCTCGAACGGCTGTACGAGGTCTTGGGCATGATCGCGATAATCAGCCTGTCGGTTGTATTTTGCTATGTCATTCTGCCCGTTCTTGGCAACCGCATTTACGCAATTGTCGCAGCCGTCCACCAGCTCGCCATCTCGCACTACGGTTCGGAGTCGGTGGGTCTGTTGGTTGCAGGTGGGGCAGATCACTACAGTTCCTTATAGAGTTGAAACGGTTGTACGTCTTTTAGGTTCCACCCTAGCCCAAGCACCCATTTACGGACATGCTTGGGCCTGTTGCGCGGGCTTAGGTCGTTAATAGCATGTTCAATAGCGCCTACAGGAAGCCTGTCGTACATTTCTAGTCTGCCCATAGTTATTGCAATGCACGCTTTCTCTTTATTTAGAATCGCTAGTTGACATCCAAAGGGTCTTACGAATCTGGCGTATAGTCTTATCATTTCTTCAATACTCCCCAGCTAATTCCCATCGGCTGTGTGTCAAAACCCATGATTCGTAACTGACGTGCAACCCACGCACCAAATTCTTCTTGGGTCATTTTGTCAAAACCATCATAGCTGTCGTCTCTCGTATTGTGGCCCTTAAGTTTGAAACCGTGGTAGGTGTGCATAGCAATATCGAAGCACATATCTACTAGCTTTTGCTCCCTGTCGGTGTAATCGGTCATTTCGGTAAGTTCTCCCCTAAATACTTGATCGGGTCGTCAGCTACAACCATGGCCTGCAGATGACGCTGCCACGACTTCTTGTGCTCGACACGATTGGTTACGGGGCCGTTGCGAGTCTCTGTGTAGTCGCCGTTACCCCACAAAGCATTAGCGAAAGCGCGGCCGTAGATAATAGTTTCAAAGTTAACAGTTATCGACGAATGCCCCAGACTTCCGTTATCGTACTCAAAACTGATCCACGTCTGAAACGAGTTGACGTGTTGGTGCGTGTGGACTTTGAAGTAGGGTGTGTATTCAGAATGCCAACCACTTGCAGTAGCCAATTCCACTGCTCTTAAGAGTATTTCTTTATGCGTCACTTATTTATCTTCCTCATCATCTCGTCATGCTCCCACTTAGCTCTAGCAACAATATCGTCAGGATCTAGCAGCCTGGACATATCGTTAGGTTTCTCTGGTTCAGGTGCAACCGTCTTGATGCTCTTTATGGACTCGCCTAATGCCTTGAGCTTATCCTTTACATCTCGCAGCATATACCCTGCAAAGAAACTAAGAGCGAAGGCTAGGAGCATGAAGGCGACGGCGACTATGAGCCACATGCTACACTTCGGGCTTTTCTTTCGGCTTGTCGTCCTCAAACAAGCTGGTTGCACCCACTTTCAGATTTTCAGCCGCCACGCTGGTTGCGTTCTTCACTACGTCCTGTATAACTTGGGTCGGATCGAGGATGCCAGCTTTCACCATATCGACAATCTCTGGTTCCATGGAGCGCAGGTTAAACCCGTGACCGACAGGAGCTTTCAGTGCTTCCTTAAGTATAGTCTGGTACTCGTCGGGGTAAGCGTTTGAGAACAGCTTTTGCGCCGTTAACTGTAGCGCTCTCATGTAGTATTTGCTGATTCCAGCCTTGGACAACTCCAGCAGCGTCACGCCACCACCAGGCACTACGCCGTGTCGGTAGGCTGCACGTGAGGCTTGCAAGGCGTCGTCCACGCGATATTCCATTTCTTCTTTCTCGGACTCAGTAGCAGCACCGATCTTAAACAGCGCAATCTTTCCATCGAGTTTGGCTACACGGTCGCGTAGACGCTCTAGGATCGCATCGTTACTTTCGCCCTCTATCTGGTTTTTCAATTCTTCGATGCGGACTTGTACTCGTTCGGCAGTTTTCTCGGCAAATAAGGTTGCGTCGTACTTGGTCGCAACTACGCGGTCAACGGTGCCAATATGCTGGAGTCCTATTTGCTTGGACTTGACGCCCTCACCGATGGAAGTACAGCCACAGTAAATTGCAATGTCCTCTAGTAGCTCTTTGCCCATGTCACCGAAGTGTGGGGGAGCCTTGAGCAATACGGCGTCAATCTGGCGAGCATTCAGGAGCTGTACCACCTGGTCATATGCCGCCGCCTCGATATTACCCACTAGTAGGAATTTGAATATATCTTTACCCGGTTCAAGACCACGCGCAGCGGCCGCGTTTCCAAGGATCTGGCCGATGTCTGCCGCCGAAGCTATGCGTTTACTGAATACCATTACTAGCGGTTCTAGCATTTCCTTCTTGCCGCCGGTAAGGGCTTGAAAACCAGATTGAATGTAGTAGCCGTCAATATACTCACGCTCTACGTCGTCTAGTGGGGCTTTTTCGACCATGACGCCGCCATCTACGCCAACGCGAGCGATGGATTCGGCTAGAAGCTGACCGAGTATAGGGCTACCACTAGAGATAGTCGCTACTTGCTGCAATTGGCTCTCGGGAGGCAGTTTGCCGTCTTTGCCGGGCTTTAGGCCCTTGGTAGGTTTGGATAACTCTTTGAGGCGTTCTAGGATAATCTTTTCATCCTTGCGGTAGATTTCTGCTATCTCCATGGGGTGTAAGCCGGCCGCAATAGCCCTGTGACCCTCTCTGAGTAGGTTGTATCCCAGTGCTACGCAGGCGGTTGTACCGTCTCCGGCGGTGCGGTTCGTGTTCTCTGAAGCTTCGAGTAGTGCTTGTGAGCCAAGATTCTTTGCCCGGTCGCTGAAATAGATCTCACGAGCAACCGTGACGCCATCTCTGGTTAGTACCGCGCGCCCAAATACTTTCTCGATTCTGAGGTTTTTACCCTTGGGTCCATAGGTAGTAGTAACGGTATCGTAGGCTGCTTTTGCGCCCTCCATGAACTTGACGTTACCGTCTGTCTCGTTGAGGATTAGTTTACCTTCTTTATTTGTCATGGGTAATAAAGTCTCCATCTTCTTGTTCGATTATCTTGATTGCGTTAGTTGGATCGCCGGGAACTTGCATAGCGAGTGTGTTCTTGATTCCCATACGGTCGAGTTGCAGTAACATGCGTTGAGCTTCTTCGGTCGTCACCTTGTCGCCGTTGAGCAGTATTATGTACCTTGAATCAGGCTTGAGTTCAGCGACATGAGCCTGAACGATATTGACGTCTAGTTTTCTCATAGTGCGAAGCTTCCCCCACTAGCCCGGTCATCGTCGCTCATCTCGGCAGTCTCCAGGTCTTTTACATCGTCACCGTAGGCAATGATGTCGGACAGTTTTATCAGCACCACCTCGTCGCCATTTTCCTCGAACTTGAAGTGGCGACCACGGTCCTGCAAACTTTCCCACGCCACCGGCTTGCCAAGGTAGTGCTTCTTATACCAGTCGAGCAGCTTTTTTAACGGCTCGGCGTCCATGAAACTCTTTTCAATGATGAGGCTATGCTTTCCGAAGTAATGCAGCACCTCCGGTAATTCGATGCATATACCGACTTCTTTACCAACTTTAGCCGGAGCGAAGCCGTACTTGTCGCCCGTTGTTATCTTGACTTTGCATTCGTCCCCAGATACATGCCATGCCATACTTTAGCCTCCAATACACAAAACCCCGTCGTCGAAGGCGCTTAACCACAAACGGCGGGGGTTACTATATTTGAGAAAAATAAGCGCCTTCATCGTTGACATTATAGCATAGCGGTTCGGTATCATTAGAGTTACTATGACGACGCTATCATTTCCCATCATGCGAATACCGCTGGAAACCTCACTGGTCGAACGGGCCAAGTGCAGCATTGGTTTGCATGTCTGGACTCGTTGGGAAAGGGGACTAGCGACGATCCGCGAGGGGCGCAAGAACCGACAGGTGTTCCGCAACGTCCGCGAATGTACGCTCTGCGGTCTCAGCGAGACGCGGCCGCTATAGTGTCTATGCTAAACTGATTTCATGAACTGGTACGGGCAGACAACCGAGCCGTGGGCCTCCCAATTATTGGGGTTCAATACCGATCCCTGCTTTACGATTGATAGATATGGGTGCTTGGTCACGGCGACCTCAAACTTGTTGAAGGCCACGACTGGCCGACAAGTTGACCCCGGCGCCATGAACGATTGGCTGAAGGCCAATGACGGGTTTGTGGCTGGCGGGGGAATACTTATCTGGCCGTCCATACTGAAACTCGGTGGGTTTACTTACCAGGGCACAGCCGGAAGTCTGGCGGCGGTCAAATCGTTCCTGGCTGCTGACCCCAACTTTGCCATCATGGGTGTGAGCAGCGATTCCCACTTTGTCTTGGCAACTGAGGTTAACCAGATCGTGGACAGCGAGGACGGGAATGTGGAAACGATCACCTATTACCCATTCAGCTCGGCTCACCTCTATACTGCCACCAGCTTACCCGCTGCGGCCCCCGTGGATGCCGTACAGTCGCCCAAGAGCGGCACTGTGACCATTACAGCCAGTCCATCGTTAAACCTCCGTACGGGCCCCGGTACGACGTTCCCGCTGGGTACAGGCAAGGACGACGCTGGCAATACGATTCACACGCTTCCGCACGGGGCGGTCGTGGAGTACGTCAATGTTGTTCAGGGCCAATCCGTGAACGGTGATCTTAGCTGGCTCGTGTCGGATCGGGGCAACTTCTTCAGCGCCTCCGGCACCAACTACTAATGATATATACTAGCAAGCATAAGGAGTTTTTATTGTCATGTCGGCATTAGTTAAGGCAGTCGCTACCCCGACGCCTACCCCCGTACCTAGTCCATCGGTCACGCCCGTAGTCCATGCGGCAGTTGTTCATCATCACGTACTGTTTAATGTGCTCAATTACCTGTCCACGCTGGTATCCTCCAACACGCCCGAACTGGTGACAGTCGGCGCGGCGGTACTGGTATATGTCCAGCACCAGGTCAACAAGCTGCCCTGGTTGCAGCACGATATCGACGAAGTGCAGATGCTCCGTCGTCAGTTGGTTGCCGTGGGCCTCCCGGTTTTGACCATGGTTGGGGCGAGTCTCGCCACTAACAAAGACTTTATCGCCTTTGCAGCTCCGCTGTATGGTGTCGGTCAGATCCTATACACGCTCTGGCGCAGGGCTATGGCTCAGGCCCAGGTTACCGCGTCTGTGACCTCAAAGGTACAGCTCGCTACCGACGAACCGTCGGCACCTGCTGCTGGTTAAATATCGTAGACAGGTCGCTTCTTACGGCGGAAGGCAGTCAATAGGCTGCCTTTTCCTGTTAGCGGCGACCAGGTGTTATTCGAGAATAGCCCACGACTGAGCATACCCGCCAGGAACGGTACGGCCTGAATGGGGGCGTGCACGTCCGTTTTGAACATGTAGATAAAGGACGCGATCATAACCAGACTGAGAATAACGCGGAACACTACTTTAGCCTTTTTACTGGTTTAACGATGAGGTGGCCGTGGCGATCCAGGACGCGGTTGGGTGGGGGCTGGTCAGCCCTGTGCGCCGTTGATGGGGATATCGACGGCTTCTGACTCGGCTTCGTCGTCATCAGAATCGTCGCTAACTCCATCTGTTTCGTCGAGCTCAGGTTGGCTATCAGCCAACTCGACTGCTGCAAGGAATGAGTCGCGCGAATCCAAGCTTTTGGCAAGCTCGGCTTCCGCTTCCTCCCGTGTCGACTTGCACTCTTCTAGTCGGTTAGCTTTGGCCTCGGCAACTGTCTCAGCTTCGACCAGTTCCGTTTTGGCTTGTGATTGTTCCTGTACGGCCAGATTGACCATGTCTTGTTTAGTATCTAAGTCGGCCTGGAGTTCAACAGAGTGAGCTTCGACGTCGCTTACGTCTTCTGCTACAAGCCGAACCACCTGACCGTTAACAACATCGTAAGCCATTAGAAAGATCACCCTTTAATAAGCAAATGATACCATAAGCGGAAATTAGCCAAACAGCCATTGATACCAATGCTTACGCTGTGGCTTCGCTGGAGGCCGTCTGGCCTCGGTCATCTCGGCAGGTGCCGGCGGTTGCTGGTCGTCGCTGTACAGTGTTAGAAGCGTCTCCAGAATGCCCGATATGTAATTGATCTCGTTCGTGGTCAGCATCTTGCGGTCGTTGGTCACAAGGTCGTGCACCTTCTTAATCATGGCATAGGCTTGAATTTCCACTAGCCCACCGCTGGATTAAGCAATTTAGCCGCTTCATTCAGCATATCCACGAGGTCTTGCAGGTTGTCCACCTCTAGGACACTTTTGGAGCCATCCTTAGTGGCTTTGTAATAAATGCTTGACTTGCCACTATCATGCTCAATTTCGATATACAGTTCTGAACCCGCATCGTTTTTCAGCGTATGGTTGGTCTGGATAAGGTGCGAAGTAATCATCCCGTCGCCAATTCTTCCATCTCGAAGCTACCTCGGCCGTCGCACCACGGGCATCGTGTCTCGGTTGGATTGGGAGTAGTCATAGTTGGCTGCTCTCAAAGATTGCTCTTTCATCATGACAACCAACAATTATCGGTGTGTCCTTCCACGGTAATTCGCTCTTGTAGGTGTGCCAGCCTCGATTATTCACCATTGGCTCGGAATCTCCTTTAACCGTATAGATCGCACTCTTGCCGTCTACAGCTTGAAATGCCAAAACATAATTGTCGGCGTTAGGGTCGGCCTTCCAGGCCTCTTCTCCTATACTGCAATCGCAGAATGTAGTAACCGCTGGTCTAGGTAACGTCATAACTCGTGGTGCTCGGGGAAGTACGACCATGTGACCCTTATGCCAACCGTTAATGACTATGCATTTAACACTCATCGCTCACCTGCCTTTCGCTGGGGGTGGTCTAGGGCGGCTTCGACGATTCTTATTTCCTTGTTAACTTTGTCTATGACGGCATTAAATACTTCACCGTCCCGACTAAGTTCCATTAGGCTGTCTTTAATCGGCTCCGGATATTTTCTGGGTATGTGCATCTGTAATTTATACAAAGCCTTCCGCGCCCCTTCCGCGCGAGCAGCTGATATGAGGTCGAGGATTGCGCTTGTAAAAGTCATCTCCAACTTATTGCTGGCTCTAGCAGATACGACAGGATTAGCCTGAATATCTACTCGGAGATTATGAACAAGCAAAGCTATACCCATTGCGGTCTTGCTCCACAATTGCTCGTCTTCCACTGCTTTGCGGTCGTTTGGTGGGGTCATAGTGCGGTCTCCGTCACAAACATTACTCGCATACCCTCGGCGTCGTTGTTGTCAATGGCTTGCTGCAGTTTTCCTATCAGTTCCGGCGCTTCCTCTGCACTGAGCTCCTTGAAACTTTCGTGGGCCGTCAGGCCGGTGTACACGGCGTGTTTCTCGTCGTCGGTCTTGAACCCGAGCTCGTTTAGTTGCGCCATGATGCGCCGGGTTTGGGTCTGCGTGGGTTTTACGAATTCGGGCTCAGTGGGCACTTCGGCTATGGGTACACCATCTGCTCGGTGCATCGAGTAGCCATTTTCGTCCATGTCTGCTGCCATGCCCGTCGGTTCGCTAGTAACCTCCTGCTTCGCCTCAGCGCGTCGTGCGCCTGCATGAGCTGCATGTTCACGTCTGGCGGCTTTGTCGGCCTCCTGGCGTTCTATGATTTCCTCAGCTGATTCAATCTCGCCGGTCGTTGAGTCGACCATCATGGGCTCTGCGTTGTCGGCTTCGGTCTGGATCGGGAGGCCGTTCATCACGTCTGGGCAATGGAACTTGGCCCCATTGGAGAGTGCGCGGGCGAATAACATATTTTTGGCGTATTTCTCGATATTTTTAGTACCCTGGTGCTTGGCGTCCTCAATGGTGAACTTCTCGGTTCCGAGCTCGACGCGCTTGCCGCCTACGATCTCGTAAAATTGAATGGTGCAAACCTCGTCGGTGTGTGCCAAGACTCGGTAATCATACTTACCTGAGCCTTTAATACGGGAAGCGAGCAGGTTGGCCATGAAGCCGAATGTGCTCCCGATGATGAAGATCCCACGCATAGAACTCACCGGGTCAACTCCTAATGCTTGGCCGGCCATGATCTTAACGGCTGCCTGCGCTGCCGCTTTAGGTCCATCAATCATACCCGCTTGCACCATGGTTTGGCCCAAGTAAAATATCTGTTGCATATTCAGGTTGGTTAGATCGGTTCCGTTACCCTCGGGAATGTTTGCGAGCTCAGTAGATGTCATGACTTTGCCTCCTTTATCGTAATATATTCAGTTTCAGTCGCTTCCAGGCCCGGCACAATCTCGCCAGTCTCTTTCAGCTTCTCATCGGCCAGAGCTTTGATACGGGTTTCGTCCAGTTTGTAGTACTCACTGGTATCGAACATGTTATTTTCTAGCCAGTCACTTACGAGCTCAGCGTTCATAACGTGAACGGTAGTGCGCGAAGCTCGTATCGCATAAATACCGGCCACGGGCTCGGTGCGCTTACTCTTGGTACGTTGCATGTCGATGACTATCTCGAATTTGAGTTCGTCGATCTCAGCGATTATCTCAAACTTGCGCTCGTCTATCTCAGCCTTGATGGGTTTAAGCGCCGCCTCTTGCTTGCGGAGTTCGGCCAGGCGCTCCAGCTTTGACTCTATGGAGGTAACTATTTGGCCCTCGATGGCCTCGTTGTTGGTCATGTCACTCACCCTCCTTGAGCCCGCGCAGCCGGTCCGTAAATTGCCCCACGCGGTCCAAAGCCTCGCTGTTTACCAGCCGCTCCAGTTCGTCCACCATGCGATCCCACAAGAACGGAGTCTCGTTTTGTACGCTCGGCGGTATGCTGTGGTGTAATATTCGCTCTATTCGGTGACGGACGTCGATTGTATCAGTCTCTTCCATGATGGCCCCTCCAATAGTTTCGTACATGATTGGCCCGGTTACTACGGGAGATGTGTTCAGGGCCTCGTCCAGCAGGTCGAGCAGGGGAGTTGCCATTACAGCTCCTCCCCGTCTGCGTCGTAGTAGTCGTGGTCGTCACGGCTGTTCAGGTCGATCTTGTCGAAGTAGCTCGCCATGTCGGCCAGGCGTTCGGCTTCGCAGTTGATGCAGCCGGGCGTGAACTTGTTGTAAGCGCCGCACAGGTCGCAGCAATAAGCCGGCATAAATTGGGTCGGGGGCGTGTAGAGCGTTGCTAGGCGGTTCATGTTAGTTCCACCCCTGCAACTTCCCGCCCACGATGAACAGGGCGTACAGGCTGCCGAGAACGATTGTGGCCGGCAGCACATTGGCGTAAAAGTGATACTTGATATTCCTCATGCCAGGTTTCCTTTGGTTATGTAAGTAACATACACCATTGGGGTAGTTGCGTCAAGAGGGTTACATAAAATCTACTACTTTAATCTTAGTGATGATCCGATCACCTCGGCGCGTACGCAACTCGGTCGTTGGTCGGGCCACAATACCTTCGGCCAGAAAGTCTCCCCATTTGCTCGGTAAGCCAGTTTTGACCATCTCTATAGCGTCGTGCAGTGTTCCGTGCCCTATAGTCGGTACCGACTCTAAAAGTAGTTTGGACGCTATGTCATCGACGTTGTGACGCTCTAGCCATAAGTCGCCTATCAATACGTCGAACAATACAAAGTCCTGCTCTTGCTTGTACTTGCCGCCTGACTGAATCTTGGCCCCATAGCCCTCGCCGTACAACGTTACACCGCCATCCGGGAATACTTCCCGTAGTCGTTGTTTTGCCGGTGTCGAGTAGAATAGATCATTCAGACGGTTGATTATGCCATTAGGTATTTGGGCGTTATCGGTCTTGCCGCCAAAAATAACGTCCTTACCGTTCCAAGTGACCCGAATGTTGGTGCCATCCACTTTCTCGGTAAATGTCCAATCGTTATCTTTCAAATATTCCAGCTCAGGGGCAGCCCAGTCATCAACGATGATCTTTTTGTTGCCCCCCATATCTCGTTTAAACATGGTATTGATCTTGTGGTATTCTTCCATCACCTCTCCACCTCCGGGTGCTTGTCTTGCCGATAGTGCTCAATAGCCTCCAGCAACACCTCTTTCATGCTCACCCGGCGACCCTCGACACGGGATTCCTCGGCGGCCATGCGCATGAGTAGGTTGTTTACTTCGGCTGGGGCTTCAATGTTTATTCGTGGTCGTTGTGCCATTAGTTAGTCCTCCCGGCGGTACCGTCTAGTCGTTTTCCGTGCTGCGCCAGTTCTTCGGCGTGAGCTAAACGTGTAGCCTCCCTACGCATAACGGCGGCATCTTCCAGTTCAAGCATTCGGTCTGAACGTTTGTCTCGTCGTTTCACCCATCGAGCGCCGTCGAAAGGTGAGGTGTGTTCCCTGACCTCTTTTCGTGTCAACATAGTTCTAACTTCGTGAAGTTTGCGTTTGTGAGTGATTGTGTACGTCATAAAATAAACTCTCCCTTAAGAATTACCAGCCATAGCCATTGCCATTGCCATTGCCATAGCCATAGCCATAGCCATTGCCATTGCCATTGCCATAGCCATTGCCATAGCCATAGCCATCGCCATCGCCATAGCCATCGCCATCGCCAGTGCCATAGCCATAGCCATAGCCATCGCCATAGCCATCGCCAGTGCCATAGCCATAGCCATAGCCATCGCCGTCATTCTTTATATGCTGCGCATCTTCGCCAAGCGATCCCGGTAGTCTTACGAGAGTTTCGGTAGCCATTTAGCATCCTCCACGTCCATCGTCAGAACGGTTGTTAGCTCCTCAATCCGCATCGTGCCAGCTTTATCCAGTTTCGTAGAGCTTGTAGGGCCTGAGAATAGCTCACCGAGTCCTTTGGTGGTGCCCCACACCCGGATGGTGGCTGCATTAGTTAGCACAACCTCAGAACCGTCCCGGGCATACTCACCCACAGCCACCCAACCGCGTTGCAAGACCACAATCTTTACCTTGCTACCCTTGGGGGTAACATCAACGCTTATGCGCTCCATGGCCGGCTCACCAATCAGCTCTAATGCATGTCTCAGCTCGTCGACATCCTGATCTTTCAGTAAATCCAAAGCTTTTTGCAATTGCTCGATCTTCGTGTTTGGCATCTCATGTCCTTATTACTCCCCCTTATTATACACCAATCCCCACATTACCCCAACATGGATACTGGCCTATAACTCCCACAATGAGTTAGCATAAGGGTAACTAGCAGAAAGCTACGAAGACCAACAGGGCTTGGGCTTATATGCAGAGGCCCAGCCCACCATGTGTTAAAATAGGTCTCAGTCTCCCCGATTGGTTTCCGCCAGGTTGCTTAGGTCGGGGAGCTTTATTGTGATTCCGCAGTGGCGGCGTTCTGCTTTTCTGAGTTAGGGTTATCCGGCAGAACAAACCTAACTTCATGCTCGCTACCTGCCGTAATTGGCGTCCCGTCGTCCTCTACCGGGTCATATCCGTGTAAAGGATAAGAGCCATTCACGTCAGGGTCTCCAACTAAACTTACCAGTTTGTATGTTTGGCCATACCTCTCGATAAGCACTTCTCGGCCATTATCTGCTTCGTTGAAAGCTCGCCTAAGGTTCTTGCGGAAGTCCGCTGTATTCATAGTAGTCCTTTGTTATGTACATAGTGTACACTATTCTCCCTTCACTCCCTATCCGTGGGTAAGACATAGTAACCCTTACCCGCTCCCGCTCCAGCTCCCGCTCCAGCTCCCGCTCCGGCTCCGGCTCCAGCTCCAGCTCCAGCTCCCGCTCCGGCTCCGGCTCCAGCTCCCGCTCCGGCTCCAGCTCCCGCTCCGGCTCCAGCTCCCGCTCCGGCTCCGGCTCCAGCTCCGGCTCCCGCTCCGGCTCCCGCTCCGGCTCCAGCTCCCGCTCCGGCTCCAGCTATTATCGAAGCCTGTTCTTAATTGTGCAGCGTTCATAACAAGTCTCCATTAATAGCTCCGGCTCCGGCTCCGGCTCCGGCTCCCGCTCCGGCTCCCGCTCCGGCTCCAGCTCCCGCTCCCGCTCCAGCTCCCGCTCCGGCTCCGGCTCCAGCTCCCGCTCCGGCTCCGGCTCCAGCTCCAGCTCCGGCTCCCGCTCCGGCTCCGGCTCCAGCTCCAGCTCCGGCTCCAGCTATTATCGAAGCCTGTTCTTAATTGTGCAGCGTTCATTTATTTCTGTTTCGTAGGGAGAGGGTGCTGGAATTTACCAAAGTCTGTTATGCCACCAAAACTAACCGCCCATTCTCCAACGGGTTCTACTTCATTGAAATTACCCGACTTCATCGCGTCAGAGAAACGGCCAGTGTCGGCTATCCATGAAGACTCTTCTAAATGAACGAAACCTTTTGTGATTCTAGATACCCGACCAACGTGATACATGGTGACACTGCGGATAAAGTAGCTTTTCCCAACCTCAAAGTCGTCTGCACTGACTACGCCTTGTGCAGTTGCCGGTTCTCCGATAAGTTCCAGCGCATGTCTCAGCTCGTCGACATCCTGATCTTTCAGTAAATCCAAAGCTTTTTGCAATTGCTCGATCTTCGTGTTTGGCATCTCATGTCCTTATTACTCCCCCTTATTATACACCAATCCCCACATTACCCCAACATGTGTTAAAATAGGTCTCAGTCTCCCCGATTGGTTTCCGCCAGGTTGCTTAGGTCGGGGAGCTTTTTATATCAGTGATGGGTAAATCTCCGGTGAAGTACTGCGTGCCACAAGTGTCACATTCTAGTTCAACCTGTGAAGCCGTGAAATCTAGGTCAAGTTCTATCACTTCGGCATCGTCTGGTATCTCAGTGTGCAGTGTAGTAGTACTAGCTATACCGTCACAGTCGTCAGCCGTACATTCATAGGTCAATATGCTTGCGGTTCATTTATTAAACCGCTATGCTTAAATTGTTCAACACCCCAAATAGGGCCCGGAGGCCCCATGAGGGTTGCTTGTAGACTGTGCTAGGACAAGGCTTCCTTATAGGGGGCCTTTTCTAGTTTGCGCTCCTCATATTCTGCAAGAGCGTCTCGCACCGACATAGGTCAACTTGATTATTTTTGCCATTTTCCCTCCTTTACTTTGCTAACTGCTCTGCTTCGAGTTTGTCGGTAAGTACCTCTAAATAGTTAGAGATTGACCTGTGCTCGCGGTCTGCAAGCTGTCTCAGCTTATCGCGGGTAGCTTTTGTTACTTGGATTTGGATTCGTTCTGTGGCGGGCATTAGGTGGCCTCCGCATTTCCAAGATGCTTTTGATAATTTAGCATTAGCGCCTTAATTGTTGGTTCCAGAGCTTCTAGGCTTTTTATGTACTCCACACGGTCTCGAGCGGCGTCGTACTCTTGCTCGGACTTTTGCATAGCTTTGGTCGCATCAAATTTGTATTTTGTAATCAGGTCGGCAGCGTGCAAATAGGAATGGCCGTTAACCGTTATTGCCGTATGATTATAGTTATAGAAAGTAGATTCGACTTGTTTGATACGAGTGCCTGAGCCATATTTTGGCGGATTTGCGTAATCGTCAAGCACAATTTCTTCGGTCACGACTATATATCTGGCTCGACCGTGTTCTCTGTCCTCTTTATATATCAGCCGGTCTTTGACCATTGCGAGTATCTTTTCAATGACCGCAAGGTCTTGATTTATACGCTCGGATACTTTTTGCTGTTCTTCTCTGAGCTTTTTGCCCGCGGCCTCGTTGGATAGCTCTCGTATCTTATCTGCTGCATTGCTCATACGTTCTCTTTTCTCATTAATCTGTCGGGTTGTCAAAGGACTGGCGTACTGAACCCATCGTAAACCACTATCAATACAACGTCAATAGAGTTATACACATGCTATAATAACCGTAAGAGCATTCAGGCCACTCTCGTACCTCCAGCCACCATAGGCTTTTTCAAGTGACGAACCCTCAATATGTTGGTCACGACCAAATTGGCATTTGCGTAGACTCACAACACTACACATACAGCAACTACATCCCGGTTGGCCGCCGGGATTCTTTAATGTGTTACGCTTATGGTAGCTCCCTCTAAGTCGGATGCGGACGCTCCAGTGTGGTCATGCATGATCCTGACTGTTGGCCTCACCTCTGGCAGTCTCGCGCGCACACTGTACAAACGGTCCTGGCGGCGGGGGCGATATGCTATTATGGTTGTGGTGTAATGCTTGCACCTCGCGGTCGTGTTCCGTCCTCCTTTCTTGCAGTCTCGGTCTAGTCCGCCGGGGCTGTTTTAGTTGGTATAGTGGGGGTATGGCAAACTTCAAACGACGTAAAAGTCGACGGCATATACGCTGCTGGATGTGTACGTCTTTTCGTTACGGCAATAAAAAGGAAGGCATAAAGGCTAAATACCGCCAGTTGACACAAGCGGAATAGGTGACGCAGTATAAAAGCGCAGCACTCGCCTTGGCACACGTCTCGGCGGGTTTACTATTTAAAGTGAAGTGGGATCGCAGATTGTACGACTCACACCCATGCCATTGTGGGTAATACTAGGTTGCACAAATATGTAACTTGTCATTGTTACGTGGGGTGCAATACATACCTAAGTGCGGCCCAATGTGTTGTAGTCTAGACACGGGATAATACCGGTAGAGTACGGAAAGTGGGTAAACGTATCCTACACGTTGTGCGACATGGTGTATTTTGCGGTGTATGGGGTATAAGTAGTGGGGTAAACGGGATTTATCGTTATTGTTATGTTTCGGGCGGTATGCTCTGTCGGACGTGTTTTGGACAGGTTCACGTTTAGGTGGGATAATAGGACTTAATATTTGGGAGATTTCTATGGGGCCGAAGCAAAAAACGTCAGTTGGTCGGATTGTTCACTATGTCAGTTACGGATCGCCCGTACAGCCCGATGGCACCCAAGCGTTCAGGTCAGTGTGCCGGGCAGCGATTATCACCGAATGTGAAGACCCGTATAAGCAGTCTCCAGACCAGGTTGTGGGGTTGGCGGTATTTCAGCCAAATGGATGCTACTTCAATGACATGGACGGCGAAGGTAGTAAACATGAGGAGCCAAGTGAGGGCAAGCTTATGCTGGCCGGCGGCACCTGGCATTGGCCTGAACGTGTCTGAGGTAGCAGGTAGCACATCAGATGGCTATCACACATTTGACGAACTGTACGAACATCGCATGGTGCTCACGGCTGCGTTGATGAAAGCCCACCCCGATATATCTTGGCGTTCTAAGCGACACTCAGAAGATGGCGATCCAATGTTCGATGGTTTTTTTGTGGTCGGTATGGATTTGCCAACTGGTCAGATAACATACCACTACAAACTTGAGCATTGGCATTTATTTGATTTTCTACCGCATCGTAAGTACGCCCCTAAGTGGGACGGCCACTCACCTGCTGATGTCGTGATAAGATTGCGGGACTTTGTAGCAGCTTAAGCAGCGCGTTGTACCGATCCAGCGCATTGGTGCAGTTCTCGTCGCCTGCCACCCTATCAACGGCTTTTGTAAAGCGTCTGGGTGTCGTCTGACGAGCCAATGCATAGAGCTGCGCATCGTCGGAATCGAAATAGAAGCCCAAGATTCTGAGCGTTTGTTGTGATGCTAGGGCTAGTTCTGTGCCAGTCATGAGGATAGTTTAACAGCCTGTGGATAGTTTGGGGACAACTACCCGCATAGTGGTTCTGGCGTTTAGCAGTTGACAAGTCTATAATGGTGATAACAACCTAGCAAATGTAAAAGCCACGAACCCGGCAAGGTTGTGGCTAAAAGGCCCTAGCAAATGTTAGAGCCATCTTACCACGACTCTAGGTTGCAGACAAGTAACTTGGAGGAATCGAATTGGAAAACAATTGTGTAAGCTTAGAGACCGCTAAGAAGCTTAAGGCGGCAGGATTTCCGCAAGACAGTACTAGCTTCGCATACGACCCAGACGGCATACTAAGCCTTTGGACTATCGACATTCCAGAGGATGTTGCGAGCAAAGGTGTCGCCGCTCCCACAGCTCAGGAGATAGCGGATAAGTTGTTAAAGTTACGGCTCACCGGTCTAGAGTTAATATCGCAACACATCAATGTTTGGGTGGTAGATGGTCTTCAGGGCGAGTATTCAAATATGGCCGAAGCCCTGGCAGCTATGTGGATTGAATCTCAAGTGGCAAGTAATGGCTAAACAACGCTACATCAACACGGCTTTCTGGGATGACGCTTGGGTGGCACAGCTGGACCCCAGCGAAAAGTTACTGTTTCTATACCTGCTCACAAACCCAAATACTAACCTTATCGGTGTCTACCAAATCCCACTTAAGCGGATTGCGTTAGACACTGGTTTTGATTTAGAGATGATTAAAAAGTTGTTCAACCGGTTTACCGAAGATGCCAAGGCATTTTATGAAATCGGCTGGGTGGTTCTCAAGAACGGAATTAAGAACCAGAACAATAAAAGCCCGAAAGTTCAAGAGGGCATGCGACGTGAATTTGAAGATTTACCCCAATGGTTAAAAGATAAGGTATTAGACGAGAAAGATACGGTATACATAGGGTATCAAACAATATTAATACCCTATAGTGACGGTATCGCACTTAACTTAACTAAACTTAACTTAACTAAACTTAACTTAACTAAACGGACTTCGTCCGACGCGCGAGAGCCAAAGGCAGATGATAAATCATCAAAGGGGAAATGGGACATGAGGGCCAAAGTCGAAGAAATAGCTAAACGGAAGGAAATGGGGAAATGAAAGACGAAACAATCACTGAGAGCCGATCGTACATGCTATCTAGGTTAGAGGATATGCCGCCTTACGTACCCAACAGCATGACCATGTTTGGTGAACCTATCGACGACCTTAGCCGAACCGATTTGTTAAAGGTTATTCGATTTTGGAGCGACCAGGTTAAACTTGAACGCACGAGGTTTGCCGAAAGATTGGAGTTGGAAAAACTATGACTTACAAGCTCCCCAAAGATCACGACACGGTGGTCGTAGACGCGAATAATCAGGTGGTGAGGACGTATAAGTTTTCAAAGCAGATCTCAGCTACCAAAGCTGAACCAATGGCTTGGGATTGGGACGCAATCAATACCGTAAAGGACAAGGTTCTGGACAAGATGCCGAAGCCGCGTATTCGCCCTGAAGTAAACCAACCGAACGAGGAGGTGTTTTGATGGAACCGAAAGGCAAAGCCCAGATTATCGACGAGTATTGGGTGGAGTTTCTGGAGTTCATCCGGCGATACAACAAATTTATCACCGACGGAGACTTCAGGTTTGGGAAATACGAAAAGGACGCTTCAGAGATTAATTTTTGGCATTGGTACATCGAGGTGAAGATGACGAGCAGTTTAGGAATGCCATGAGAGGCGATATGCTCGATTCTGAGACACGAAAGGGCATGAACACGATACAGAATGCGGGTACGGGAAAGAAGTTGGATGATGGGGCTATGTCGCACAATGATGGAAGTAAGGAACTAATGTCAACTAAGAAGATCAAAGTATCTACCGATTTAATTTTGCAAGGTAATTTGATTTGTAAAACCGACAAATCTACTGCTTGGTGCAGCTACTGTGGACACGGCAACAAAGACACTCGTAAGCATGTGCATTTATTATTCAGAGACAGATTTTGGGATACAATTACTGGCCGTGACGAAGCTAGAGCGAGGGAGTGGTACTACGAATAATGCTCGCGGTATTCCTGCTTAAGATTGCCTTGTGGATAGTTGGGGTGGTAGTACTGGCATTGTTGCTGTTGGCGTTATTTCAGCTTAAGGTAGTGATTAAGTTTGAACGGACGGTGACACATAGTCCAATTTCTGTACAAGGGTGGTAAGATAAGCGAAATAAGGGCATTACCCATGAGTACCACGGAGACAAAAACTGCTTTGACTCCGAAGCAGGAATTATTCTGTCAATATTTTGCTAGTGATCGGGAGTTCTTTGGAAATGGTACGCAATCTTACATCGAAGCGTATAATGTTAATCTAAATGAAAAGGGTGCCTATCAGACAGCACGAGCGTGTGCTTACGAAAGCCTCACTAAACCTCACATACTCGCGAGAATCAACGAATTACTCGAAGTAGAAGGTCTTAACGACGTTGCGGTAGATAAACAGTTAAAACTTGTTATCGCTCAGAGCGCAGACTATCCATCAAAGGTCGCTGCGATTCGTGAGTACAACAAACTCAAGGCTAGAATCGTGGATAAGAGCGAGCAAACAATTGTTGCAGACGTAACGAGTAATGGCGAAACCGTTGGTTCAAGTCAGCTTGATACCTTAATGGCTGCGTTGAAAGATAACACCGCAAACCAAGCGTGAACCTCCCATCCAAAGAAGCGTTGACACAAGCTAGCGTTGTGTTGTGGATACTAGACCAGAACATGAAAACCGAGACTGGCAAACCGTTTGAGTTTGTGAATCACCGTTTCATGATCGACTATTTGGCTGACAATCATCCTCACAAAGCTACAATTAAAGCATCGCAGGTTGGTTGGACTACGGCTGAACTGTTCGATGACATCCATCTTGTCGGCAAACGCAACATGGCAGTTATCCACACCATGCACAATAATGATTTCTTGCAAACGTTTGTGCGGCCGCGTGTTAACCCTTTGATCTCCGGCAACCCGGCGATTGCCAAGATGCAAACCAGTGACAGTGAAGGTTTGAAAGGTTTTGGCAAGAACTTCTTGTACTTCAAAGGTGCCAATGCTGAATCTCAAGCCATCTCAACGCCTGCTGACGTACTGAAGTTCGATGAGCTGGACAAGTCTGACCCAATCACCATTGAACTGTTTGGAAGCCGTCTGAGCGCGTCTGAGTACCGTTACGTGCGCGAGTTCTCAAACCCAACCAGCATCAACTACGGTATTGACTCTAGCTGGAAGCAAAGCAATCAGCTTCATTGGTTCGTGAAGTGCCCACATTGTAATCACGACTGGTTCATTGACTTTGAGCCAAGCGACAGCAAAAACCACTATGTTCACAAAGAGCTAAGAATCTTTGCTTGCGGAAAGTGCGAGCGTGAGTTAACCAATCGTGACAGGATTCGCGGCCGTTGGGTCGCTAGGTTTCCGAGCCGGGACAAGATACACGGTTACTGGGTATCACAGATGATGGTGCCGTGGTTTACGGCCGAGATGATCTTGGATGAGTACGAGAAGCGCTCACCGACGTATTTCAACTCCATGGTGCTTGGCAAAGCTTACACGCCGTCCGATTTGTCCGTTAACCGTGAAGCGATCTTGCGGGCTTGTGTGCCGTCTCACATTCCACAGGTTGGCGTTGCCATGGGTGTAGACCAAAAAGCGGCAGAGTTCCATTGGGTCGCTATGACCGCTCAAGGTGTGTTTGCTCATGGCAAAGAGAAGTCGTGGGAGGATATTGAATCACTCAAACTCAAGTGGAATGCCATAGTTGTCGCCGATGGCCGGCCGTATCCAACCGGACCGAAACGCCTGGCACAAAAGTATCCTGACTTTTACGTTGGGCTTGGCAAACCGATCACGACGCTCGACACCGTGATCTGGGACAAGAAGACTAACACCGTCTACTACGACCGGGTGAAGATCCTGGATATTGTGGCCGATGAGATTACGAATGCCAAACTGTTGTTCCGTGAGAACGCTTACCAACTTGAGGATTACATTGCCGATTGGGAGAATATCTACCGCACCACAGTCGAAGAACCAGATGGACGCGTCAAGTCCGACTGGCTGAAAAAGGCTAACAAAGAGTCCGACTACTCGTTTGCAACTGCCTATGCGCGCATCGCTTTGTCGAGAATCCTTGGGTCTACTGGTTCGGGTACGTTGCTTGAATCGCAAACTGTTGTAGGCAAAACCACGGATACGATGGGTATGGATGGCAGTCTGCAATCAACACTGGGTAGCATGGTTGACTCAACGCTATCACAATTTGACGAGTAACAATTTGCACGAAAGCGCGAGCATTGTGCTATTGTCATGCCAATGAATCCCACACGAACCGATCAACGGCGCATGGTACTGGTCACACTTGAGGCTACAGATAGACCTGAGCACTCGACATGGGATTGTCCTGAGTGCCACAACCAGTTGGTGGAGCTGATTAACTCGAGATATCACGTCATAGCCGATGTCTTTGATCCCACGAACACCAACATCTCAGCCGTTGGCAGACGTTGCGGCGGCAGACTTCCTGACGGCGGTCATTGCCGGTACTGGTATTACTTCAGCCTGAGTAAGACCAATGGCTAACAGCCTCTATTCATCACCCATCGACAACTACTCGCCGGCACTGTCCGAAACCTACTTGCAGCCGGAAGATTACGAAGAACTGGCGCTCGATCTACCGGACGAGCAGATTGACAAAATGATTATCCGCAGTCTTAACGACGATGTGGCGTACTGGAACAAAGCGCCGTTCAGCCTGGCAGACGTGGACAAAGACAACATTCGCTACTTGCTCACCGGCAAAGGTGACGACATGAACGGGTTGGTCAAAGTCCGCGATGATGATGAGTATCCCGACAACCGTATGTTCGTTGCCATGCGCGCGATCCTCAGCTACGCCACTGGTCAACTGACCAAACCCGAACTGACACCCAGCAAGAACGAAGATCAGTACGTCAAAATGGCTCACAACCTGGAGCAAGCGTTATACGAGCATTCCATGAACGAAGATGCTGACGTCAAATTCCGTAGTGCCGGCATGAACCTTGTGGCTCGCAAACGCGGATTCCTCAAACTTCGTTACGATCCCAACGCCGGGACGTATGGCGATGTCGTCACCGACGTGCTCAACTCGGAAGATGTGACTTTTGACCGCTTCGCCGGATTCATGCAAGAGCCGACCAAGATCTACCACCGGCAGCGCGACAGCGTGGAGTACATGTGCGACGTAAAGTTCCACAAGCAGCGCGACGCGATCTTAAAGGCGTTTCAGATCAAGCAAGGACGTTTCACTCAGCTCGCCAAGATGATGAGCTATTTCGAGGTCTGGTTTTCCTACCGCGAAATGGTTAAGCGTCAGTCCATGCCGCGCGAGGGTGTCTGCTGGATACTGCCGGAGCGGCACTTGATTCTGGATAAGATCAAAAACCCCAACTGGATCTATACCGGCGACGATTTGCAAGACAAAATCACCAACGTCTTGAGTGCACCCCCGAAGCCGTTCATCTGGTTTAACTATCTCAATCTTGGTAAAAGCATCATTGACGAAACATCGCTATTCGATCAGGCAAAACCAATGCAAGAGGCCCTGAATTACCGATTAAAGCAGTTCAACAAAGCTGTCAGCCTCGCTAACGGCCGCTGGATCTACGACAAGAACCAGATATCCGAGGAGACCGCCCAGAAGTTTATTAACCGTGGATCAAAGACCTTGCTCGGTGTGGACTACTCCAGGAGCAACAACCCCGTCCAAGTGCTCGTACCCAACAACGTTGCGCCGGCGCTTATGGAATCTATACAGGACAGCCGCAACGAGATTGACGGGCTCATGGGAACGCCGAGTATTTTTAAGGGTGCGTCACCGCAGTCACAGGGTACGCTTGGCCGCGACCAAATGGTCAAGCAACAAGCCTCGATGCTGCAAGACGACTTGGTGCGGGCAATTGCCAGTGGTGCCAAAATGTATTACCAGAAGCTGGCTCAAATGTTCCGCACCTACTACACCGACGACTACTACTTCAACGTCAAAGGTCCGGACGGTAAGTTCGACATGATTATGCTCAACGGCGAAACCATGGACTCAAACGTCAAGATTGGCTTTTCAACTGATTCCAACCTGCCAATTGATAAAGAGGCGATCCGTTCCAACGCCATTATGATGATGCAGGCCAACCGTATTGACCAGTTGACGCTGGAACAGGACCTGGGCAACCCGAACCCGGATATCCGCACCGAACGGTTCCTGCGCTCGCAGATTGATGCCTACACCTACATGCAGTCCATTGAGCAGGGTCTGGACAACAACGACGCCGAGAACGACATTATGATGATCGTGGCCGGGAAGCAGCCCGCCGAGCGCGACGCGTACGATGAAGCGTACTTGAACTACTTCAACCACTTCATCACCATGAACCGCTTTGCCATGTTGCCGCAGAAGCACAAGCAAGCGATCATCATGTTCCTGCAGGACGTCACCGCCAAAGCCCAGCGCACGGCTCAACTGTCCGATTCCATGCTCAATGATGCGGATATTATCAACCGACCGCCGATCTTCCCACTGCCCAAGCGAACGCTCAACATGCGGCTTGTGGGCAACATGGACCCGCAGCAAACACAGCAGATTGCCGGCACGGAAGGTCAGATGTTTACGCCAATCACCGGCGCGCAAAAGGCCCAAGATCCCAACCAGCAAGCAGCCCAGCAAATACAACAGGCTGGCCCACCCGACACAGGGTTATAATGTACATAACTAAAGAGGTTTCCTCATGCACTTAGACGACTTTTACGAAGAACTGCCAACTGAAGAACCAGTGGTTGAACCTAAAACCGACGAGCCTGCCAAAGACGAGCCAGTTCGCGCTCATATCCTGTCACCTGAAGAAATGGAGCAATGGAAGAACGGCGGCGATACTGGACCAACGTTGCGCCATGCAGCTGATGTCGAAGCCGAGAAAGAACCGGATAAGCCAGTCGTTAAAACCGAAGCTAAAGAAGAACCAGTGGCCGCGTTACCGCAGCCAACGCTTGAGGATCCCGGCGAGTATGCACCGGCTGATTACTCGTTTGAGGTCACGATTTACGATGCCGATACCAAGAACCCCAAACAGGTCAAGATCGCAAGCGTCGAGGAATTTGACCAATTGCTAGAGAACGATTCCAACTTTGGCAGTTATGCCGCGCTCGCCAAAGCCCAGCGCAAAGCTGATCGCATGGAAGCCGACTCAGACCGCGACAAGGCTCAATGGGAGGCCGCCAAAGCCGAATACGAGACTGAAGCCGAGCAAGTCACCGAACGCGTCGAGCAACTTAACAACATAGCAGCCGAGATGGATTACTTAGTTGGCAAAGGCAAACTGCCAGCGATTACCGACGAACTCAAAAACGCCAACTGGCAGGATCCTGAGATTGCGGCCCAAGCTGGCGTCAAAGAGCAGCTAGCCTTGCTCAAGTACATGGACAAAGAATCGGCGGACCGGCGCAAAGCCGGGCTAGCACCACTGGTAAGTCCTATATCGGCTCTGCGCGAGATGCAGCTGGACGAAGCCGAAAAAGGTACAGCGAGTGCTCAACAGCGACAGGTAGCCGCTCGCAAGGCCGCCGGTGCCAAAGTCGGCGGCACATCACCTGCACCGGCTACCAGCGCGCCAAAAGGTATCAGCGTCGGCCGGGTTGCGCGTGGCGGTTTGCGCGGTCTATAGTTTTATTTGACAAGCGCAAGCATTGTCATGTAACGTCAAACCTACAACTTGCTATAAGGGTTTCCCCATGATTTTCAACCAGTTCCGGCTGGTTATCATGGGGATTTTTTAACGGAGACATTATATGTCGGCCACCGCGCAGAACGATAGAGTCAATTTTCTTACTGTCGAAGACATTAACGCCACCGTAACCGACACGTTCAACAAATCGTCCGAAATGACGAGGCGGGTCGTGTCCCGTCCTGAATCATTCAACGGCCGGGTATTCCAATCACCAATCACCACGTCAACTTCCACCCTGGGCAAATCGTTCAAGGGTGTTGAACCATTCGACACAACCGTCGACTTCACACCGCAGAACATGAGCTGGTACCCGACCGGGTACGCTCAGCCAGTCGGTGTGTCCTTGATTGAAAAGTCCATGAACTCGACCCCGGCGGGTAAGATAGACCTCTACAAAGCGTCGTGGGAGTTTGCCCAGAACTCACTTATCACCAATATTGCTTCCATCTTCTATGGCTACGGTCTTGGAAACGACATGGACGGCGCTGGTGTTATCGTTGACGACGGCACGAACACCACTTCGTACGGCGGTCTAACTCGCGCTACGTACCCCACCATTAACTGTGGTGGCTCAACCGGCATTATCGTGGCGGCCGGCGGTATTTTGACCGCCGCACTCATGGCCTCGGCTGACGACGCTTCCACCATCTCCGGTTCACAGGCTGAAACCTCAAACATGATTATGGCTTCCCAGACGATCTTCAGTCTGTACGAAGCTACACTATTGCCCACTACCCGGGCGCAGTATAACGCCATTGGAGGCGCTTGGAACAACGGTTCTACCAACGTCAACGGCCAAGCTGACCAGACCGCCGGGCTGCACCTGCAAACCGGGGCGACTTCACTCGACTATCGCGGTAAGGCCCTTATCCGCGACCAGAAGTCACCCAGCGGCTCGATGTGGTTCTGGAACGAAAACTGGTGGAGGTTCAAGTCACTGTCCATTGAGGGCCTGACCACCGTTGCTACCTCTGAGTCTGCCACCGTCGGCGCATACGATGACTACAAAGTCTCAGCCGTCCAGTTCCGCGAGATGATGCAGCCAATCAAC